GTCTGCGAGGATTCCTCCTCCTGCTCCTGCAAATAGGTGTAAGGTATACAGTTCCATGTCATTAGTATTCCTCAGTTCAAGAGCCTTGGCATCAATACGCTTCTCCATTGTCCACACTCAACGATCAGTGCTCTAGTCGCTTCGTTCTCAACGAATTTAATATCATCATTTTTTTCAGGACATGACCGCATCATGTTAATAAGATAATCAAGTCCGAATGCCTTGCTTAACTCTGCTTTTGCTGAAACAAAAGATAGCTGTGCTTCAAATCTTGAATCACCTGATTTGTTCATTGTAGACAATGACAGGCATCCGTCTTTCTCTGATAGCAGAATGCTTGGGTCAGTATCTGTCTTTACTGCGTGAAGCGCTGTCTCTAGTGACTTCTGTATATCCTTAACGGATGCAGTGAACATCTCAATTCTGCCTCCAGAAGAAAATAGCTTTGACTCATATTCAGGGATCTTCGCGTCAATAAGTTTAGTGACAAAAGTGACTTCTATTTCTTCGTTTCTTTTAAATGAAAACGACGCAATTTTTTCAGAAGTAGAAACAAATACGATATCTCCGATTCCGCTTATTGATTGAGAAACAATTTTTGATGAATCGATTGGGATGATAACTTGTAAAAACAATTCATCTTCAACAATTCCCTGGATTGTATATTCGTTGAAGAGCTTTGCATCAGATCCGGCAAGAACTACATTTCCGTTTTTTACAGAGAACCATACGCCTGCGAACATTTCTCTTGCGCTGTTTGGTTTGTCGCATCCTTTTTCTACTGAGGAGATCGCTTCGCTCAATTTATCTGAATCTACAGCAAACTGAATAGATCCATTAGTGGAAGGTTGCTCCATGATCGGGAAGTCCTCTCCATTTTGTGATCTAATTGAGAATTTCCCATTTTTGCTTTTTACGATTAGCTCACTATTTTTGTGAGACAGTTCAATTTCTGTGTCCGATACAGAAACCACACCAAGGAGTTTTGCTGCATTTACCGCGATCGGACTGCTGGAAACTGAGTCGATGTTTGTTTTTACTCTGCAAAACCTAGACAAGTCAGTTCCGCTTAATTGCATCTTTCCGTTAACGTCTTCAATAAGAACGCATTCAAGAATCGGCATAGATACTTTTGGCGTTACTGTTTTCGACACAATAGAAAGCGCTTCTATTAGTTCTTTTTTGTTAACTTTCGTAATCATTTAGTTTTTATTGTTTTAACACACATTGACAAACGGTTGACTGATTGTCAAATAAAATACCTTAATAATGCAAATCTTGACTAAACGCATGATTATGTGCATGATACAAACTGATGCAAAAAGATAACTCTCCAAAAAAGACAACAAACACACGAAAAAAACAGCCGATGAAGCAGGCAATGGATACTCCTGCGTTTGATAACCATGTGCCTAACTTCGCAGACACGGGAGATATGCGTGAATTCATGCGTGATCTAGTTGCTCAAACCAGCAAGAAAAGAAAGCTGCTAGGAGATGGATCTAATGGGTCATCAGATATTGACTACTCAGACCTTGCTTCATGCGTAAAGATAGGCGTTGGGAAAGGCATGTCTGTAAAGGTTCCGGTTACAAAAACAGGGATGGATCTTCGCAGATATATTCCTGCCGTTGCGCTGCATGATATTGTGGAGAAATCAATTATGCTTTACTACAGAAACACGATCCGTAACGGAAAAGAGCCAGACCTTACTAAGCTAAAGGAGTATGTGTCTCTGTTGGAAAAAACATCAAAGATGGTAGAGGAAATTTCATCAAGCGCAGAAAAACAAAAGAACGCTTCGCAACAAAGAAAGCAATCAGGCAAGTCTCCGAAAAAGAACAGCAGGGTCTTTGATAATGTCTTCAGCGATATAGACGAGGTCGAGGGGATAATCGACGTAGAAGATGGAGAGGATATTGACGAAGAGGCACTGATGAAAAGCCTTAGCAACGTCAGAGTAAAAACATCAAATGTTCCAGGATCTAAATGAAGACACTTTCACACGACGATTTGAATCTCGTAAATGAGACGGTAAAAGAAAAAGGCGACGCTGATTACATAGAGGGAGCCAATATGCTCCTAAGAATGCTTGGGCAGAAGACAGTATTAAAGGGGTCGTCCAGGGTAGATATGGCGAAGAAAATTCTTGAACAGACCGTGTATTCAATGCTCATGAAGCGCGACATGTTGAGCGCTGCTGTTCTCATGTTCGGATACGATTTTATTGATGTAAGACCAGAACACGTTAAAAAGATTTTTGAGCTATGTGAGACAGAGAGAAAACTCTCTATCTTTGGATCTTCATCCCAGGGAAAAACGCACTGTATGATGGTGTGGCTTTTGTGTGATTATCTTTCTGATCCAATGTATACGTGCGTTAAGGTGGCGTCTATGCAGGAAACGCACTTGAAGCAGAATTTGTTCTCCTCAATCATTGACGCGATTGATACATGCGTAATCGATCTTAAGCTTTATACATCAATCTCCGCGATGAAGATCTGCCCAAATGGTCTTGATACGCAGAATATAGGAATCCTTGGAACCACTTTCCCACAAGAAAGGGGTGCATCATCAGGGAGACTTAGAGGTATTAAGCCGGTAAAGCGAAGGGGGCCTGCTCATCCATTGTTTGGGAAGTTTGGTAGAGTGCGAGCATTGCTCGATGAGGCGAGCTCTATCCCGTCTGGTGTCCGTGGTGACTTTGGTTCGTTTATGGGATCTGCTGACGGAGCGCATACTGTGAAGCTGATGATCTCATTTAATCCAACTGACCAAGCACATTGGACAGCGCAGGTATCTGCGCCAACAGGCGGGCTACAAGTTCTTGATATTGACAAGGATCATGAATGGGAAAGCGCCCAGGGCTTTCATTGCTATAGACTCGATGCGCTACAAAGCCCGAACGTTCAAGCAAGAAAGAACATTGTTGGCGGATGTATGACATGGGAAACGTTCCAGGATCTGATGAATGAGGGTGATAGCTCTTCTCAGTATGTCATATATGGGCGAGGGTTCTGGCCAATGAAAGGAAATTTCTCGAATGTTATTCCTATGGATTTTCTGACAGGAAACATTGGTGAATTCATTTTTTCAGGAGAAACAAATAATGTTGCCAGTGTTGATATTGCGTTCACCGGAGACAAAGTAGTATTCACCCTTGGGCGGTGGGGATCTGCTGTAGGGTTCAGGGATGAAGATGGGATAGAGGAATTTTTCAAGCTTGATGGTAAGCCAATAAAGAAACACTGCTTACAGATAGACCAACAGTTCGAGTTGGAGTCTGATAACAGCTCCATTAAACTAGCTCAGAAAATCATATCTTTGTGCCGTGATTTAAAGGTTCGCCCGCAATGGTTAACGCTAGACAGAACATCTATCGGTAAGGGCGTATATGACAACGTTAACGCTTTCTTTGGTTCGTGCTTTGGTATTAACTGGCAGGAATCTGCTACGGAGCATAGAATCTTTTCGGAAGACGTAGACACCTGTAAGCAGCTATATTCAAACGTTTCAACAGAGATGTGGTTTGCTGCAAGAATGTGGCTTGAAAACGGGAATATCAAGTTCGCAAAAGGCGTAAAAGCAGATCCGCTATTTACCCAGTTATCCTCAAGAAGGTACAAGCCAAAGACCGCAGGTAAGATTATCGTCGAGTCAAAGCCAGACTATAAAGCTAGAACGGGAGGAAAGTCTCCTGACCACGCGGATAGCTTTGTTCAGTTGCCGCATTTATGCAGGATAGTTGGCGGTGTATTGCCGTCTCTTTCCGGTGATGAAGAAATGACCCGCGTGAATGAAGACTATGAGCTGCCAAGGAATGTTGATCTTGTTGACAGCTTGATGTTCAGCGAGGAGATTACTTCAAAAAAGAAGAAGTTCCCGTTTGATAAACCTATAAGCGTTTTCTGATATGCCCTGGAAGTTAAAAAAACCAATAATGAAGATGCCAAAGAATGGGTGGAAATACAGCGAGCATAACGTTGAGTTTTCTGGAGAAGGAATTGAAGACCTAATCATCCAGGTATCATCGTTTAGAGAAGTAAACCGATACCCTATTGGCGACCCGGAGTCCGACATTTCAGATTTTCTTAGAAAAGAAAACCCTGGGATGTTTTTCTTTGAAGACGAAAAGCAATCTTCTGTTGAAGAGACCAACCCGATTGAACTCAAAATAAGAGAATGGGTAGAAGAAATAAGAGACACCGGGGTCGATATAATATCAAAGACATTTGCCCTAGAGCGAATGGAGGCGTGTATTAGCTGTGATCAGTCTTTTCCAATACATAGAGATGATTTGTCGTATAAAACGGCTATATTCGCCAGCAGAGGCTGCTGTAGGGGGCTTCCCGAAATAGGATGCAAGAAACATTGCTTTGATTGCTCTGTTGCTGTGTCGCTTTCGGTTGATAATCTTCCCGGTAAAAAGAAGTGCGATCGTTGGAGATCATAAAAAAAATCCCGCCCGAAGCATTTAAGCCTCGAACGGGATAGGAGATGATATGTCGAATTCCTCCGATACAATCGTTGAACAATATACAGTTGTCAACGAAAAAAAATAAAATTGACTATTTGTTTCTTTCATAGAAAATGAACAACCTCACATTAACCATAAGGAGAAATACATGGAAAATTCCGTTTCTTTTGTCGTAAGTAAAAAACAGCGACCATTTGTCATGCTTGACCGAAAGATGTTGCAGACAAAGATGTCGCTCAAAGCCAGAGGACTACTGGCGTTCATGATGAGCTTCCCGGATGAATGGGAATTTAGATTCGACCACATTGTGTCGCAGCACGAAGATGGTGCTACCGCGGTAAGGACAGCAATGAAAGAACTGATTTCTCTTGGATACGTAAAAAGAGAAGTCAACAGAGCAGCAGACGGTAGAGTCTTTGGCACTAGATACATTGTTAGCGAGCACCCGCAAGGAAGCGAACAAACATTAAGCGATCAATCCACCGAGATTAAGGAAAACCGAACTTCGGGAAAACCGAACTTCGGAAAACCTGCACCCTTAATTAATAAGTACTGTACAAATAAAATAAATAATATAAAATATAATGAAAATAAGGGTCATATCTCTGAGCAGAGCTCAGTTGGAGGCGAAGAACCTGAGGCAGGGGAATTGTTCGATGGCACAGATGACCCGAAACCTTCTCAGCTAAAGAAACTAAAAGAAAAAGGAATGACGCTTACCGATAGCGGAGAAGCAATATTAGATCCAATGTTTGAAAGGATACTTCGCATTAAGCCTGAGTATGAGCGAGGATCAAAGCGTAAGCTGATTCTTGAGCGAGGCAGAGAGGAGCTTGCCGGGTGGAACAGAGTTAAGAACTCGCTGACAGAAGAAGACCTTTCGGTCGTTGAGCGATTCTATGAGCAAAAGAAAGGTGGGTTTGGTTGCTTAACGAACAGAAGAAAACACAATCCGTCTACACTGATGAACAACTGGGCGTCGCAAGTAGAGCTTGCAAACGAGTATTTTGATTCGATGAAGGTAAGTCCGATCAAGGAGCAGGAAGAGCCGACACGATGGCAGGAACGATTGACCGCGATGGCGGAAGGATTTGCTGATGAAGCAAAGCAAAAGATCGCAAGAGCAATAACACTTCCCTGGGCAAAGGTTCCGGAAAACATTAGAAGCCTCCTTGAAGAGTGATGGATAAGCAATTTTTATACTCACGAGAAGCAGAGAACGTTGTGCTTGCGTCATGTGCAATGGATAGTGCAATTCTTTCCGATTCTGTGTCTTTAGGGATGAATGACGCATGGTTTACCTCAACCTGCGCAAAAGCGACGTGTAGGGGCCTTGTGGGGCTTTATAAGCAGTCTTCTGTAGTAGACGAGGTAATCCTTATCGACTATATGCAGAAAACATTTAACGGGAAGATGTCTCTGATGGATGAAGCCGGCGGCGTTTCTGAGGTGTTAGCTATCCTTGGATGCGTAGAAACATCACTTACGTTCAGGAAGCACTTGGATATTGTCATTGCGAAATACAAAACAAGAACGTTGTACGAGGCGATAGAGTCCATAAACTTGGATATCTCTGACGGAAAGTCATATGAGGATGTATCACACCGAATTCAGTCTACGATCATAAACCTGGAGGATCGAAAGAAAAAATCTGGAAGCGTTTCGGACGTGGTATCCGCTGCATTCAATCAGATGGAGCGCGCCAGGAAAAAGGAGATTACTTCATCAGGGCTATTGGTAGGCATTAGCTCTTTTGATAAAAAGCTAGATGGATTTAAGCCACAAGATCTAGTTGTTATTGCAGCTAGACCTTCAATGGGAAAGACTTCGTTGATGCTTCGTTTCATACAAGAGCAGATGGAATCGGGATCTAATGGCATTATGTTTTCGCTAGAAATGTCATCAGAACAACTTGCATCTAGGCTGATTTGCATGAAGAGCTTTGTGAACTACAGGAGGTATATCGACGGGTTTGTGTCTGAAAGCCAATACAAAAACGTCCTTGAGTCTGTTAAGTTCTTCAAAGAAAAAGGGAATATCGTGATAGACGACGAGGCTCCGCTTACGCTTTCTCAGATATGCGCGCGAATACGATCAGAGAAGATGAAGAGCGATATTAAGTGGGCCTGTGTTGATTATTTGCAGCTAATCTCTCCTGACAACAAGAACGCATCCCAAGAGCAGCAGGCGTCTGAAATTTCAAGATCGCTGAAACTGTTGGCGAAGGAGCTAAATATTCCGATCATTTTGTTGTCTCAGCTAAACAGAAAGGCAGAAGATAGAACTGACGGCAGGCCGAGGCTTGCAGATTTGCGATATTCCGGAGCGATCGAACAGGATTGCGATATAGCAATTCTAATTGCTGGAACAGAAAAAGACGGAAGCGGAAGATTCGTTGCTGGAGGTAGAATGATCCTGGATATAGCAAAAAATAGAAGCGGAGGAATCGGAGATGTCGATGTTATGTTTAACAGGGGATTGAGCCTCTTTCATGAATATTCGCAAGACTGTACAAACAAAGATGAAGACAACCAAGGGCTTGACTTCTAAGCGTATAAGTAAATGATTGATACACAATATGGATACCTATCATAACACAGAAAATATAGAATCATTGATCCCGAATGCTCCAGATATTTCAGAAACAGAGTTTGGTTATGAAAATAGCAGAAGAGCAATCGCGGACGATGACCAAGGCATTTCTGTGTGTGAACATATCTTTGATTCATGTAAAGACATCATCGATATAGCAGGAAAGATCAGAAAGAAATACGACGGCATTGAGCCTCCTTATAGCCCTCAACTTCTTAGCGAAGAGGGTAAGTCCTATAAGAGTAACTTCAACACAGGCTTCATGAAGACAGTGTGCGGAAAGGTGGCTCCTCGACTTTATGCGTATGTGAATAACGCAAAGTTCCTTGATGCTACAACGCTTCCGCCTACTGACCCAGCAACCGGCGAAGAGATTCCGAACTACAAGGAGAAATCAAACCGGTTGAGAGATATTTTCTCAAGAACGATTCGGCAATGGTCAAAGTGGTATATGTTTGAGGTTGGGCTTGCTGAGGAGGTATCGCTTCTTGGGCATTGCTTTGTAGCGTGGCCTGATAGGTATGATTGGAAGCCTAAGCTTTTTAGACTAGACGAAGCACAGGTTCCACACGGGACAGAGATTCTTGACGATAATGTTCCTTTCTTTGTTATTAAGGACATCTTTTATGCTCACGATTTGTTTGATAAAATAAAGAACAAGGATGCAGCCGAGCAAGCAGGGTGGAACATTGAGAATGTTGTTGACGAGATAAATCATGCCATACCGATTGATAGAGCAGATCAGGCAGACCAGGCAGACGCGCTGAAGTATGAGGATCTAAAGAGAGAGTGTGTTCCAGGGTGGTCTTATGCTATTGATGCAGCCAGCATTGAATATTATGAGCTGTTTGCTACTGAATACGACGGGCGTGTATCACATTACGTATACGCAAAGGAAAGCAAAAAACTGCTTTATTCAAGCGAAGACGAGTATCCTTCAATGAAGGACGTTGTTACTGCTTTTACTTTTGGATATGGAAACGGAAAGGTTCACGGATCACATGGCGTAGGTCATGAAATCTATGACTTGGCCGTAAAGATGGAGAAAGCGCGAAACAGCGCAATGGATAACCTGAACAACAGGGGCAAGATGGTCGTTGCGGTTCAGAGTCCAAACGAGCTAAACAAGCTTAAGCTAATCATAAATGACGATTGCATTTATGTTGCAGGCGGAACGCCGTCCGGGAATGTCGCAGCCCTTCCTAATGTTGTCGATGCGTTTATACAGCTAGACCAATACATCACAAGTATCGCTGAGCAAAAGGTAGGAGCATACATGCCTCCTCCTGCAAACACAGAAAGAACAGCAACCGAAGCATCAATCGCTGCATCAAGAGAGGATGAAACAAAGCGTGCCATTCTTGAATTCTGGTTGAAGATGATCGGAAGCATGACCGAAACAATGCGTAGGCGTATGTTTAATCCTGAGTCAGACATTCCTGATGCACAGACGGCATACCAGGAAGCGATGAAATATTGTTCAGAAAGAGAGATTGAGATATGGGCAAACATTGGATCAAATGCCAGCATCATCGAGTTTAGCGACCAAAGATCTATGCAGACAGCTCAATATCTTTCTACGAAAATAGGAAATCCATCGTATAATCAAAACAAGCTTGAAAGAACAATTACATCAATGACGGTAGGAACTGATTATGCTGATGAATTGATTATCGCTCAGGACGATCAAACCATTGGCGCAGAAGCCGCAAGGTGGCAGACTGTAGAGCTTCAATCTCTTCAGCAGGGGATGATGGTTCCTGTATCTCCGAGAGATAATGACATTGTTCATATGCAAATGCTGATGGGTCAACGAGACCAGACTGGAAACTTTACGAGCGGTGCTATTTTTGGGCTTGCGTCTCAGGGCAATCAGCAGGGGGCGATGGCGGCCTTACAGCATTTAAGCGATCACATTGCATCTGCTAAGTCAAAGAATACTCTTGGCGAGTATGAGAACGAAACCAAGGCGTTTATGGCTCAGGCTGAAAAGCAAATGCAGGCAATGGGAATAAGCAATAATCAAGCACAATAATGTCATTACATCATAAGTATTCGAGCGAAGATTTACGTAGAGCAAATGAGTTTTTGAATTCTCAAGCAGGAGTATCATTTCTTCGGTTTATTGAGGAATGTTGTGCTCCATCTGCTGACCATTCCTCTGAGCATATGTCAATCGTATCCGCTGGAAGATTCGAGCAGCACAGAGAAATCATTGATATGATTAAGCGGTATCCTCATTGCGAGGTAGACAATAACGGACAGGTAGACATAACAACTGATTTAATTAGAAAGATGTAAAAATGAGTAAAGAACCAGGACCATATAACGATTACACAATAACGTTTAAGGACGAAACAGAGAAAAGCGTTTCAGGAACAAGAGTTCATTTCGACGATTTTCTTAGAATATTCGATGACAACTATCCGACTAGCGCGATGGTTTTCATTTGTCCAAGCGATAACGTTTTATTTGTAAATATTGAACAACAATAAGGAGATACATAATCATGCCAAAAGCTATACAAGAAGACGATCTGAATAACGGAATTGGCGACCTTCTCGATAAAGCCATTGAGGAATACCAGACAAAAAATCCTTCTGAAAACGTAGAAGAAGAAGCAGAAAATGAACGCGTTGTTGTCCAGGAGCAGCAAGATGCCGAAGATGTTATAGACGAAAGTGATGATAACGAAAAAGAGCATGAGGACAATGCTGATGACGCAATAGATAGTCTTGATGATCTCATTGGAGCCGAGGCGACTAAGCAAGATGATGGAGAGCAAGAAGACGAACCCGAAGAAGAGAACTCTTCCGAGAAGACTACTGATGATGAGGGGCAACAGGAAGACTCTTCCGATGAAGATAACGAAGAGGACTTAAAAAACCCTCACTTCAAGGGTATCAAGAAGCGGATAGATAAAGCAAAGAAGTCTGCTGAAAAGAGAGTTCGCGCGGAATACGAAGAAAAGGTAAAGCAGCTTGAATCAGAATTAAGCGAGGCAAAGGCAAACAAGCAGGCTTCTAGTTTTTCTGATGACGAGAGAAAAGAGTATCTGATGCTTAAGCGCAGGTTTGATGTTCAGAATGATCCTGAGTTAAAAAAGTCTTACGATGATAAGATTTCTCTAAGAGACCGCCAGGCAAAGGAAATTTTAAAGAAGCACGCAGTTAATGACGAATATAGAAAGCGTGTTGACGAGATTGGAAGCATTTCAGAGTTTGCTGCGGCAAATCCAAAGGGTATGAAGGAGATCATTGAAAAGATTTCCGCTGTTGATTCAATCGACGGAACTGCAATTAGCTCTGCAATAGCCGAAGCCAGACTGCTGAAGGGAGAACGAGACGAAAAAGTAAAAGAGCTTTCAAGTGAAGCAGAAAAGTATTTTGCTGAAATCGAAGAAAAGAAACAGGCCGCTGAAAAGAATCGTGTAGAGTCAATCAATGCTGCGAATAAGGCATATGAGGAAACGTTCTATAAAGCGATTGATAATACCCCTACCCTGGCAAAGAAGCCTATTCCAGAGACAGCGTCTCCCGAGGAGCGTGAATACATCAAAAAGCATAATGCTTCAGTTGATGCGATGAAGCGTGTTGTTAAGGCAGGGCTTACTGTCAGCAATAGTAATGATGCTGCTAAAATCCTTTTTGCCGCAGGTAGGTCTGTCGTATTGCAGAACAGGGTTGCCGAACTGGAGAAGAAGTTAAGTGATCTTCAGTCAAAGCAAGAAGCAGTAAGAGAGTCCTCAAGGATTCATAAGAACACTATGTCTCCAGCCAGGGTGAAAACAAAGCCGATGAAGAAGACACAAGGAATGTCGTCAGAGGATTCTCTTGATGAATTGATTGCGCGAGAACAGGCAAAGCTTGGGGGGATTCGGTAATGGCTGATTTTGTAAAGACTATATCTGAGCAGGGTTATTCCTGCTTTGATATAGATAATAACAGTTTAGCTGGTGTTGAAAACACGTGTCGATTCAATGGGTCTATTGTTGACTACAACGGGAAGACGTTGATGGCGTATCGGGCTTATGATCCTGATACTAAAAACATGAATGTCTTTATATCTGAACTCGATGAAAAATATAACGTAATTTCAAATCATAAAATTGGGATTACTAAGTTCATGACGGTTGGCATATTTGAAGACCCAAGATTGTTCATTCATCGTGGCGAATTGTGGATGGTATTCATTGAATTGGACTTTTCGTTTGCGCCAAGAACAATGGTACGCTGTACAAAATTAAACGACAAGTATCAGTATTGCGGTGGTTTCTCTACTAGATTCGGGAAGAATGGAGTTCACGTAGAGAAGAACTGGATCTATTTGTCGCACAATAATTCAATGTATATGTGCTATGATTTGCAGAATCAAAAATGGCTAAAAATAGACGAATCAGGACAAAGCACTGACATTAGCGAAGAGAAGAGTATTGTATGGGAGCTCGGGCATCTTCGTTGCGGAACTCAATTTATCAAGCATACTGATAGTACGTATATCTCAGCGTATCATGGATGCACTGAGCACGCATGGATTCATCGCCGCTATTATATGGGATTTGTTGAAGTAGAAAACAAATGGCCATTCAGGATTGTTCGTCTTACAAATCCAATGATTATCGGAAGCAACGATGAAAGATGGTGTGGTTCCGGAAATGGACAATGCGTATTTCCTGCTGGCATAGTTGATCGAGGCGATGAATATCATGTAAGTGCAGGAATAAACGATACATTTAATAAGATCATCGTTTTCAACAAGGATAAGATCGAGTCTAAACTAAAGCCCGTATCGCATTTTATGGAGTCTCATGCAAAGTGCTACATTGTCGATAATCCTGTACGGGTTCAGACAATGTGTTGCATGGAAAATTTAGGTAGGTTGATAAAAGTAAGCGGAACAGAAGGTAGGCGTTATATGATTAAAACAGCAGATCCTTTTGCCATAAAGTCAATAGAGGCACTCGGCGGATCGCTTAAGAGCATTTCGCTTGAAGAACATAAGGAGATTTCAAGTAAGCTTGATAACAGGGTGTTTACGTATATTGAAAAACTCGACCCAATTTATACAAAGAAGAGGGGGCGTCCTCGTTCTATTAAAAATGTTGACTCTGATTGATTATTACGTATAACAGTTATTATCCGCATGTAATAGTCGGGCTGCGGCGACAAACTATTTCTCGTTGGTAAAGTCCATAAAACACTTTCTCAGGATTCCGAGGTCTTGAATAGGCGGGGCCGAAAGGCTCATTCCCATCAGAGCCGTGGGGCATGTAATGCCAATTCGCACGATGCGTTTTGGGCGATTTAACTATTTTTAAGAAAGTGTTTTATTATGGCTATTCCCGCAGATTGCGCACTACCTCCCGAGGCATGGAATAATATTCTTACCACGCAGACTTCTACTTATAGAGAAGATATTCAGAATGACGTTGCACGCTCTTCTGTTTATGCAAACACGATTGATGGTGGGTCTGAGGACATCTCTTACAAAGGTGGAGAAATCAAGACGATTCTACAGAACCGCTTGTCCCCTAACAGATCAAGAGTTAACCCTACGTTCGTTGATACAAGGCTTACTTGTGGATCACTTCCTGATCCCGATAAGATGGGTCAGACAGTATATACGACCAGGATGGAAAGCTTGTCTGGACGCTCTCAATCTCTTTGCGTAAGAGAAGCTGTTCATACCGTAAAGAACTCCATCAATTCAGCTATCGCCTCAATGAAGGATGATATAAGAGAGTTGTGGGACGACGATATTCGCTCTCAGTATCTCATCAGATCCGGGATGAAGTTTGTGGCAAAAACAGGACTTACCTGGAGTGAAAAGATTTCAGGCGGACGTAAACAGCTTGGCGTTTCTTTTGTTAACGTTCTTCCTGACGCCGCCATGAGTTTTCAGGCGCTACTTAAGCTTGCTCAGAGTGCTAAGGAAACCAACAAGTCTGAAATGTTCGGGTCTGGCGCAGCCGCTCACGCTCTTGTTATTGCAGGCAGAGAACAGATTGAGTACTTCAGAAACGAAGCAAAGGTAGATGGCAATATTATTGCTCAGACTACCGGTGGATATTCTGATGGCAACGATGCAATCACCAAGATGTTCTGGACTGACATGGGGCAGAGAGGAATCTTGATGAACAGTGACGAAGAGCCTCTTCGTTTCAATGTGTTTGATGCTAAAGGGATGCCCGTTCTTATTGAGCCTACTGAAGCCGTTGAGTCTGACGCCGGATACGATGCAGTTCCTCGCACAGAATGGATCAATGCAAAGTATGAGATCGGATTCATGGTCTTCAAAAACGCATTCAAGAGACTCGTGCCGAAGTCATTCATGGGCGAAGGCGCTGCGAAGTGGAAGCCTCAGTATGCTATGGGTGAACTGAATTGGCACAATGTAGTTGACAATGCATGTAACGTTAAGGGCGATACTGGGTTCTTCTGGTATGAAGTTACCCGTGCGTTCCAGGCGATTAACCCACACTCAGTAATCCCGTTTGCTTACAAGCGTTGCGAAAGCGATGATGGTCTTGTAGCATGCGCAGACACTGAACTTTCCTCTTAACAATTAAAGCTACCCTCCTGCATGTAAAACCCGTGCAGGAGGGTTTTCTTGCATATGAAGCAAGGTAGATTAGAATACTACATACTAAGAGATATACTTGACGCCCAGGGTGGACAAAACAAGTGGGCATTTGGCGATACTAAATATCGTATCTGGAGAAAGATTGTTCTGAATCAATCAGGGACATTTAGTCCGTCGAATGGAGACCTTCTTATCACATTGATAAAAAAGGCTTACTGGAATAAGTTTGGGCAGATCGATTTATTGCTTGGTGATAGTGAGCAAACTATAATTACTAAACTTTTGCTGTATTCCGGAATAAAACAGACAGGGCTATATCTATTAAACGATTTACTTGAGCTTGTTCTTCAAAATAAATTACTGTAAATATGTTAAGCAAATCAGATCTGAAAAACAGGATATATAGGACGAAAGTAAAGGAAGTCACTCTTGACGATAAGGTAGACAAGATTGACGGAATGGGGCTTTCGTCTAATGACTTTACTGATTCAGACAAGGAAAAGCTTGACGGAATTGAAACAGGCGCACAAGTAAATGCAGTTACGTCTGTTAATGGAAGAACAGGTGATGTCACAATAGAGGGGTTTACTATTGATGACCTCGACAAGAAGGTAGATAAGGTTCCTGGGAAAGAGCTGTCTAGCAATGATTATACAGATGAGGAAAAGGCAAAGCTTGCAGGAATTGAAGATGGAGCACAAGTAAATGTAGTTGCGTCTGTTAATGGATATGTTGGCGATGTAGTTTTAACAAAATCAGATGTCGGGCTTTCAGAAGTAGACAACACTGCTGACTCAACGAAGAACGTGGCATATGCTGTAGAAGCCGGAAATGCAGATACGCTAGATGCGCAACATGGTTCATATTATCTCGATCGTGTAAACCATACTGGATTGCAGGATATTTCTACGGTAAGCGGGCTCCAAGAAGCACTTGATGGTAAACTCGGAATACTTGATAAAGCGGCAGATTCAGACCTCTTAGACGGGAACGATAGCACATACTTTCAAGATGCTGCAACAGCTATAAACACGGGGAATATATCAGATCAATCTGTGCTAAGTGCATCTGCGTTAACAACAGCAAGACTGATTTCGCTGAGTGGAGATGTTACTGGGAGTGTCAGCTTCGACGGATCATCTGATGTAACTATCACGGCAACGGTTTTAGACGATTCACACAATCATATTATAAGTAATATTGACGGGTTACAGGATTCGCTTGACGGTAAGGTAGATAAGGTTCCTGGATATGGGCTATCCCAGGAAGACTACACTACAGATGAAAAGACAAAACTCGCAGGTATCGAAGATGGAGCACAAGTAAATACGGTGACCTCTGTTGCTGGAAGGACCGGAGATGTAGTTCTAACAAAATCAGATGTCGGATTAGATAATGTAGACAACACTGCTGACTCAGCGAAGAGCGTAGCATATGCAGCGGAGGCCGGAAACGCTGATACATTAGATGCACAGCATGGTTCGTATTATCTTGATCGTGTAAACCATACTGGGACGCAGGAAATTTCTACGGTAGTCGGTCTACAAGATGCACTTGACGGAAAGCTTGGTAATCTAGATAAAGCTGCTGATTCAGATCTCCTAGACGGGAATGACAGCACATATTATCAGCCGGCTAGCACGGCTATAACTACTGGAAACATTTCTTTACAGAACGTTTTAAGTGCCACTAAACTAACCACGGCAAGAACGTTTACTCTAAGTGGTGATACTAGCGGGAGCTTTAGCTTTGATGGTTCCGCTAACGTAACTATTGAGGTTACGGTTCTTGACGATTCTCATAACCACGTGATTAGTAATGTTGATGGATTGCAGACAGCTTTAGACAACAAGGCTGATTTAGTTGGTGGGAAAGTTCCCGAATCTCAACTTCCTGCGTTTAGTGACGCAATAGAGGTTTATGCAAATTTAGCTAGTTTTCCTGCGATTGGTGTTTCTAACACTATCTATGTCGCAGATGACACAGAGAAAACTTATCGGTGGGCTGGAAGCTCTTATGTAGAGATCAGCCCGACCGTAGCACTTGGTGAAACTTCTTCTACTGCTTATCGTGGTGATAGGGGCAAGATTGCATACGATCACTCTTTAGTAACTAGTGGAAACCCGCATGGAGTTACGAAAAGCGAAGTTGGCTTAGGGAACGTTGATAATACGTCTGACTTAAATAAGCCTATTTCAACCGCTACTTCTAATGCGTTGGCTCTTAAAGTTGATGTGGTTGCTGGGTATGGCTTGTCGAAAAATGATTTTACTGATGCTTTACTTAGCAAGCTAAACGGTATTGAGTCTGGGGCAACCGTAAATAGCTCAGACTCTTATTTGCTTTCGCGCTCTAACCACACTGGAACTCAAGCGATTTCTACCGTTAGTGGATTGCAGGGATCTTTAGACCTTAAATCTTCTTGTTATAGGCTTCCGAATGTTACAGTTGATAATACTTGGATATATTTAGGGGAAGTAACTATTCCTCAACACGGTTATTCCGTTCAATTTAAAATTGTCGGGAATGTAGGTTATCATGCCGTTGATGAGCAAAACGCTGAGGTTAATTTAAGATTTAAAACATCGAATAGTGATTCCAGTCAAAATGGTTTTTATGGAGACGCTCAATTTTATCGCATCGGACAAAATACTAGTTTTTGTAAAAAAGTTAGAATCGTTCAGATTTCTACAACCGTTTATCGCTTTTATATATTAACAGACGCGTATACTGGTAACGGCTCTTTTTATATAATAAACAAGGCTTATGGAACTTGGACTCATAGTGGAACCAATTACGGAACTACTGCTCCAACTGGAACATATATTGACGCAACAGAATATAAAGTATGGAGCCAGTATAATGATGGTGCGGGAAGTGGATTAGATGCAGATCTTTTAGACGCTCAACACGGAACTTACTATCTTGATCGGGTAAACCATACCGGGACGCAGGAAATCTCTACGGTAGTCGGTCTACAAGATGCACTTGATGGTAAGCTCGGAATACTTGATAAAGCGGCAGACTCAGATCTGCTTGACGGGAATGATAGCACATATTTTCAGCCGGCTAGCACGGCCATAACGACTGGAAACATTTCTTTACAGAACGTTTTAAGCGCTACTAAGCTAACCACGGCAAGAACGCTTACGTTAAGCGGCGATACCAGCGGGAGCTTTAGCTTTGATGGGTCTACGAATGTAACTATCGAAGTTACGGTTCTTGACGATTCTCATAACCACGTGATTAGTAATGTTGATGGACTGCAGACAGCTTTAGACAACAAGGCTGATTTAGTTGGTGGGAAAGTTCCCGAATCTCAACTTCCTGCGTTTAGTGACGCAATAGAGGTTTATGCAAATTTAGCTAGTTTTCCTGCAATTGGTGTTTCTAACACTATCTATGTCGCAGATGACACAGAGAAAACTTATCGGTGGACTGGAAGCTCTTATGTAGAGATCAGCCCGACCATAGCACTTGGTGAAACTTCTTCTACTGCTTATCGTGGCGATAGAGGTAAGCTAGCGTATGACCACTCTTTACTGACTAGTGGAAATCCTCACTCAGTTACAAAGAGCGAAGTTGGCTTAGGGAACGTCGATAATACGTCTGACTTAAATAAGCCAATTTCTACGGCAACATCTAATGCATTAGCTCTTAAAGTTGATGTGGTTGCTGGGTATGGCTTGTCGAAAAATGATTTTACTGATGCTTTGCTTAGTAAGCTTGACGGTATTGCAGCGGGGGCCGAAGTTAATAGTGTAAATTCGGTTGCTGGTAGAACCGGAGATGTTGTTCTAACAAAATCAGACGTTGGATTAGATAATGTAGACAACACTACTGACTCAGCGAAGAGCGTAGCATACGCAGCAGAGGCTGGAAATGCGGATAAACTAGATAATCAGCATGGCTCGTATTATCTCGATCGTGTAAACCATATTGGGACGCAGGAAATTTCTACGGTAGTCGGTCTACAAGATGCACTTGATGGAAAACTCGGAATACTTGATAAAGCGGCAGATTCAGACCTCTTAGACGGGAACGATAGCACATACTTTCAAGATGCTGCAACAGCTATAAACACGGGGAATATATCAGATCAATCTGTGCTAAGTGCATCTGTGCTAACAACAGCAAGACTGATTTCGCTGAGTGGAGATGTTACCGGGAGTGTTAGTTTTGACGGATCATCTGATGTGACTATTACTGCAACGGTGTTAGATGATTCGCACAATCATGTAATAAGCAATGTTGATGGGCTACAAGACGCACTAGACGGAAAGGTAGACAAGGTTACTGGATATGGACTATCTCAGGAAGACTACACTACAGATGAAAAGACAAAACTTGCAGGTATCGAAGATGGTGCACAGGTAAATACGGTGACCTCTGTTGCTGGAAGAACCGGAGATGTAGTTCTAACTAAAACTGATGTAGGCCTTGGTAATGTTGATAATACGTCTGACTTAAATAAGCCAATTTCTACGGCAACATCTAACGCATTAGCTCTTAAAGTTGATGTGGTTGCTGGATACGGTTTATCGAAGAATGATTTTACTGACGCACTACTTAGCAAGCTAAACGGTATTGAGTCTGGGGCCGAAGTTAATAGTGTAAATTCGGTTGCTGGTAGAACCGGAGATGTTGTTCTAACAAAATCAGATGTCGGATTAGATAATGTAGACAACACTGCTGACTCAGCGAAGAGCGTAGCATATGCAGCAGAGGCTGGAAACGCGGATACACTAGATGCGCAACACGGAACTTACTATCTTGATCGGGTAAACCATACCGGGACGCAGGAAATATCCACTATTGATGGATTACAAACCGCTCTTAATGGCAAATTAGACGCAACTGCAAACGCTGCCTCAGCAACCAAACTAGTAAATGCCCGCACTATTTCCTTAACTGGCGACGTAAGTGGTTCAACTTCGTTTGACGGCTCCGCTAACGTGTCTATTACCGCAACCGTAGCAGATGACAGCCATAATCATATTATCGCTAATGTAGACGGTTTACAGACAGCACTTGACAGCAAACTTTCTACAACTGGAACCGCAACCGACTCAGATAAGTTAGACGCCCAACATGGAACTTATTATCTTGATCGAGCTAATCATACTGGCACACAAGCAATCTCTACCGTTAGTGGATTGCAGGGATCTTTAGACCTTAAATCTTCTTGTTATAGGCTTCCGAATGTTACAGTTAATAATACTTGGATATATTTAGGGGAAGTAAATATTCCTCAAGATGGTTATTCCGTTCAATTTAAAATTGTCGGAAACAAAGGATATCATGCCGTTGATGAGCAAAACGCTGAGGTTAATTTAAGATTTAAAACATCGAATAGTGGTTCCAATCAAAATGGTTTTTATGGAGATGCTCAATTTTATCGAATTGGGCAAACTGTTAGTTTTTGCAAACAAGTTAGAATCGTTCAGATTTCTACAACCGTTTATCGCTTTTATATATTAACAGACGCGTATACTGGTAACGGCTCTTTTTATATAATAAACAAGGCTTATGGAACTTGGACTCATAGTGGAGCTAATTATGGGACAACCGCACCAACTGGGACTTATATTGATGCGACTGAGTATAAAGTATGGAGCCAGTATAATGATGGTGCGGGAAGTGGATTAGATGCTGACCTTTTAGACAACCAACACGGCACTTATTATCTCGATAGAACGAACCACACTGGCACACAGGCAATCTCTACTGTTGATGGATTACAAACCGCTCTTAATGGCAAATTAGACGCAACTGCAAACGCTGCCTCAGCAACCAAACTAGCGAATGCCCGCACTATTTCCTTAACTGGCGACGTAAGTGGTTCAACTTCGTTTGACGGCTCCGCTAACGTGTCTATTACCGCAACCGTAGCAGATGACAGCCATAATCATATTATCGCTAATATTGATGGACTACAAACCGCACTTGATGGAAAACTTGCGACCACTGGAACCGCAACCGACTCAGATAAGTTAGATGCACAGCATGGTTCATATTATCTCGATAGAACGAAACACACTGGCACACAAGCAATTTCTACCGTTAGTGGATTACAGGACTCTTTAGACCTTAAATCTTCTTGTTATAGGCTTCCGAATGTTACAGTTGATAATACTTGGATATATTTAGGGGAAGTAACTATTCCTCAAAACGGTTATTCCGTTCAATTTAAAATTGTCGGAAACAAAGGATATAACGCTGATGATACGCAAAATGCAGAAGTTAATTTAAGATTTAAAACATCAAATGGTACTTCCAATCAAAATGGTTTTTATGGAGACGCTCAATTTTATAGAATTGGGCAAAATACTAGTTTTTGTAGCACTATCAGAATTGTTCAGATCTCTTCAACGGTTTTCCGTTTTTATATGCTAACCGGCAGCCATACTGGAGTCGGAAGTTTTTATACCATTAGTAAAGGGTATGGAAATTGGACTCATAGTGGAGCTAATTATGGGACAACCGCACCAACTGGAACATATATTGACGCTACAGAATATAAAGTATGGTCAGAATATAACGACGGCGCTGGAAGTGGATTAGATGCTGATAAGTTAGACGGTGCTCAATCAGCCGTTAATCCAACCGCCTCAACCGTTCCAGTTCGTGATTCTTCTGGCGACATGTATGCTCGTTTGTTTAGAAGCACTTACGGAAATGACAGTTCAATCAACTCTTCTGCTGCTGTTTGTATGCGAGTTAATAATACGACGGACAATTATATCAGAAGTGTTTCACCTGCCGCTTATGTTACTTGGTTCAATGCTCAATCTAATACTAACGCAAAGAAGGCAAGTGGATTATCGTTCGTTGTTTCCTCTACCGCTCCTACTGTAGATGATCAAACTAAAATAACCTTCGTAACCTAATGGCAGTTAAAATAGGCACATCAGACGTCTCTGCAATATATGTTGGAACCACTCCAGTTACAGCGGTATATGTTGGCACTACTAAGATCTGGCCAGCGTATACATGTAGATCCGCTTGGTTTAATGGCGATTATATAGGCGATGATGGAGAAGGTTATCCGCGGTATAACTATTATATCCGTTACAGAAATTGTTCAAATGTTCAATCTTTATATGCTCTAATAGACTCTGTTGGTGTAGTAAACTTAAATATTCTTTGTGATGGAGACACTCCATTGCCTACGTTCTCAACCCTCTCAACTTGGGGATTTAATTAAATGATTAGCACAATAGTAACTCTTTTATGCTCTGCGTCTGGAGCCTCCTTAATGAAGGTGGTTGCTACTGGGTTTGCTGCGTTTGTTTCATCAAGAAACAAGGCAAAGGAGCTTAGTAATGAGCTTCAAATAAAAATGCTTGAGGCAACAAATAATGTAACCCTTAAGCGGGAGCAGGTAATTTTTAAAGACGGATCAAATGAATCGATCACCAGAAGAGGGCTTGCGTGGTTAATCATGGGTGTATTTTCATTTACAATGGTATGGGCAACGCTTTTCCCGGGGGTCGAGATAGTGAAACAATTTATTCCGCCGACTCCTGAGGTTCATACGCTACTATTTGGGCTAATAAGATGGGGAGGTAATAGCGATCCAATGACTATTTCAATTACATTAGGAGATTTATTGTATAGCGGTTTTCATATATACGCATTATGCGCAGGGTTCTACTTCACGCCATCCGTTAACAAGTAAAGCAAAGGATAATACGATGCCACCAATGCCAATAAATGCGCCAGGATCGCCTTTCGATCCAGGAACACCAATTCCAGAGCCGACAGATCCTGACGTGCCTCCGGTTGACGACAAATACGCAATGAGATAACAAGTGAGCGAACCAGAAACAATTACGGTTATGGATTTCTTGAAGCAAATGAAGGAAGACCTTAACCGTAGGCTTGATAATATTGAATGCTTTCAAAAAGAAACCTCATCAAGGGTATCAGGACTTGAGGTAAAGGTTGGGCAGCAAGAAATATTAACAGAGCAAAATAAATCAGAGATAGAAAAGAGTGCTATAAATAAAGCAACAAGAGCCGCTGTAATGTATTCAGCAATACTCACAGTCATTGGATCGGTTGCCGCAAAGCACTTTAGTTTATTTTGATTTATTCCACTGTTATCTTATTTGTTTACATTCAATTAAATAGGATATAGTTTACCAAGTTAATCACACAACGTCATGTCAGAACAACAATCATATAAGCACTGTGGAAAATGGCCTCCAGATCCTAGATGTATGGCAAGAAGCCTCGCGTCTTCTGTTGTCCAAGTAGCAACCTCAACGGTAACGGGTCGTGGTTTTAGAGTTCCTGATTCTGTTCAGGCAGAACGAATAGAAGTGTGTAAGACTTGTCCTTCTAAAATGTATAGAAGTGGTAGATGTCTCGCTTGTGGATGCTTCCTGAGCGGGGTTCTTGCAAAGACAGCATGGTCCGGGCTGTCATGCAACAAAGGACATTGGGGGCCGTATGTCAAAAAGGA